ACCATATTAGAATCAGTCCAGTAGGTACTGTCACTTGGCTTACCTTTTTGTTCCCGCTGTTTCTTATTAGCTGCAGCAATAGCAGCCTTTCTATCTTGATCTTCCTGAGGCTCCTCATCTAAGCCAGCATCAGACATTCTTTTCCTGGTTGCATAGGGAACTCCTTTGTCCCTGCCAACTAGTCCGCCATCAGCATAGCCAAACTCAGAAAGGTCAGCTGCATCTGAGCCAGAAAAGAACTCTCCAATACTTCCTGCAGCAGAAGATAGAGCATCTCCAAGCCCAGCAAAAGCATTAGGTGCAGATGTAATGTCAGAATTTACAGGATTAAAGTCAGAAGTAATTGTAGAACCTGCATCTGCAGAATCTCCAAACAGCCCGCTGTAAAGTTCTTTGCCTTTCTTCAAAGCACCAGGAGCAGCACTCAGAAGTTGCAATCCAGCTAAAGCTCCGCCAGCTCCTTTGTAGTTAGGAGTGGCAGTAGTTACAGGAGAGTTAGTTGCACGAGCAATGTCACCAGCAACCTGTCCTTGAGTTGCGAGATTCTGTTGCTGTTGTTGGGATACCTGTGCTTGCCCAGCCAAGGTAGTTTGCTGCAGAGTCTTAGCAAGCAATGCAGCCACAGGTGAGTTGTTACCTGAGCGCGCACCTACTGCATTAGTTAGTCGCGCAGACATGCCAGGAATTGCTCCTGCTGCTTGCTGGAAGATAGATTGCAAGAGAGCATTAGGCTCTTGGCCCTGCAATTGACCAAGGACTCCGTAGAGTCCAGATGTATCGCCATTATTCTTAGTAGTTGTCTGAGTTCCACCAAGACCAGTAAGAAGACTAACTACTCCTGCAGCACCTGCACCTGGATCAACTTGTTTCTGGCCGGCCATAGTAAACTCCAACTTGATTAATTAAAGACAGTTTAATAGAAGAACTAAACTAAGTTAATGACGAATTATCAAGCGTTACGCTCAAAGTGAGGACTGTCTACGAAAGAACTCTTACCAGCCTCTACTAGACCTCTCCAACTTCCACCCCAACGATTCTTAGGATTTAGAGATTCCCAGTAGATTCCCAGAGGTTTAATCTCTTTAGCAGTACAAAGCTGCCCATCAATAAATATATTCAAATCAATAGCTAAACGCTTCAAATGCAAAGACTGCATAGTCTTAGACTTGCCTGTCTTGAAGTACAATTCTTGCATTTGAATGGGACGTTCAGCCTCTCCAAATGTAATCTCGTACTTAAGTTCATGTGCCTTCTGCAAAAGAAGAACCACATCTTGTACAAACGCCATTTGTTCTTGCCTGAGTCCCATTGCTATCTCCTAAGTTACAACTTACTTCTTCAAGGAAGACTTAATCTGCTCTTTGTCAGCAGACTTGATGCCATGTTCCGCATCAACCACATCAGGATGGTCAACTTGATTTTGCAAACCAGTTTCACCTGTTGCAGGATTAACAACCAACTGATTCAGAGGCGGTTGAGCAAATGCATCATTATTGCCGAAAGGGCGATTCTGTGCTGCAATGCCTGCATCAATTGCATCTTGCAAGCGACGACGAGCATTATCATCTTCTTTACGGAAAGACTCAAGTTCATCACGATTAACATCGCGGTTTTCTTGAGTTGCTTTCTGAAGCAGAAGCGAGAGTTTCTGTGCTTGAGCAGTCAGCTCAATCAACAGTTGGAGAGCGAGGACTGAGTTCATTTATTACTCCTGGAGTTAAGATAAGTTTGAATCCCCTGAAGGATAGTAAGTGAGACAGTGAGCCTGTCTTCTGCTGCTTTAAAGTCAGTATCTTTCAAAGAAGATGCAATATCCAAACCACCTCGCGCTGCATCTGCTTGCACTTGAATATTTTGTGCATCTTTAGGTGTGATTTGTTTAGCCACCAAGAGAGTGGTTGCAGTGTTTCTAACCGCAGTTACACTACTATAACCTGCAAGTAGTTTCTTGTTGAAGGTATCAGTAGCTGGCACTCCAAGCTGAGCACAGCCAACAAGAAATGCAGTAAGAAAAGCAAAGGTCAGAAGATAAGAGAAGGAGAACTTTTTCATAATTTATTCCGTTTCTTTGATAGGAGTAGCTTTAGCACTAGCAACAATTTCCTTCTTCACTTCTTCTGTGACAGGAATATTCTGCTTAACGAGAGTTGCAATCTTAATTGCAGTGACTAAGCCAACATTAATGAAGGCAAAAGTGCTAGGCTCGATTTGATCTTTCAATGCCTCAAGAGAAAGGTAAAGAATATCAAACACACCTGCTGCAATTGCAATCCAAGTGCTATATGCTCTCAAGTGACGAGAAAGGCCAGGTACAAGTTCCATAGTAAGCTCCTTACAGTTGTTGAAAGAAAGATGAGATATGAAGATAGAAACCAGCACTGCCTAACCCAAAACCACAAGCTTGAATGATCTTACCTGCACCTACGGGTCGCGCAAGAGCTGCATCTCCATTTGTGCTGAGATAATAATAAGATCCCAAGGTAGTCCCAGCAATACCTTGAGTGTACCCCTCTACTAACATGATCTCACCATACTCACTAGCATTGATTCCAAATGGATTGTTTACAATACCGTGAGCGGGCTTAGCTACAGGATTACAGTCTGCATACTGTGCTGCAATCTTTCCTCCCGATACGAACAGATTGACTAACTTCCCATAAGCAAGAGTAGTTGTAGCCAAAGCATACAACTTTCTATGATTCTGAGTATTGATAGAAGCCAGCTGATTTCTTTGTGCTAGTTCTACCTGACTAAATTCTACTTGACCATCTGCTTGACTAACTGCCTTAGATACTGCATTCATTGCCTGATAGATTGGCAACACTAAAGCAAATGATTTCTCATCATTTGTAGTCGGTATCTGAGGTAAGCCCGTAGTAATTCTATACTCAGGCATTAGAAGCTCCCATCATTGGTTGCTTCCAGGATAGCGGTAGTTAGAAAGAAGTCCCCATTAATGTAGAGGGTAAAGTTTTTTCCTGTGACTTCGTTGAATCCGTACTCAGCAAAGTTAGCTGTCTGTTCTCTGAGATATCCAGCAGTATCTGTGTCTTGGTAGTCATAAGTAGCTCCATTAACAGAGCGCAAGATAGCAACACTACCTCCTTCTCTGAGTCCTTCGATTTCTACTGAATGCACAGTGCTAAGCCTAGCTCTAGACAGTTGATTCTTTCCAATAAGAACGAAAGCTTCAGACTCGTCATCTTTAGCTCTGTAATCTAGGACAGCAAGTTTCACTTCCCCCGTAGCAAGAAGGAAAGCCACTGACTGTCTAGGGTAGACAAGATTCCCACTAGCAATAATCATATCGTCATAAGCTGTCGGATCAGTCTCATCATAAGATACATCCTGCAGCATATTGTACGTGATATCTTCTTCTTGCGAACCATAGGAATAGAAAAAACAATCACGATGCACAATCCTCAGTTTACCCCAACGCTTTAAACCTGCATCGTAGACCAGCGCATAAGAGAACAATCCAGGCATATATCCATAAGAGATTACAAGGAATCTTTGTCCACAGTAGGTCACTTTGGTAAAGAACTCTGAGCCCGAAGCAGCTGACTCAAAGGTCAAGTCACCTGTATTGAAACTCTCAATATAGCGCCCGCCTAAGAAGTCTGTAACATCTGGGAAAGTATCTTCTGCTTGGTTAAGCGAGATACGTTGCATACCGCCTGTAGTGTATGCATAGATTGCAGCAAGATTTCCTTCTACAGTAGCCTGCTCGTAACTTTCAATACCACCTGCATCTCCAATGAGTTTGAAGATCCAAGGTGAGCCAAAGTTGTTTGCATTGTAGAACGCGGCAACAGCATTCTTCGTGGTGAATATGATGTAGCCACCAGACACAGGGATGATAGTAGTAATAGGTCCTTGCAAATCCTCAGGTATTTGATTACCTGCACCAGTTACCTCACCATTAGCATAGATGTCATAGTCAAACGATGTTCCATTAAAGGGAGCCCAGTAAATTGTGAGACCACTCCAGATAAGTAAGTATCCATTACTGCCTGCAACACCTCCAATTTGTCCTGGTTGTAGCGGCAAATTAGCAATGATTGTATTGCCCGCTGCATCTATAGGAACCAGGGTAGAGGTAGTTGGCTCCCAAAGAAAAATACTCCCGTCCTTGGTCATAGGAGTAGGAGGATCAGTATTCAGTCTAAGACCTATTCTAGAGTAGCAGACGAAAGTCTTACCATCTACATAAGCTCTAGTTACTTGAGCAGTAGCTGGAGATTCAGGCGTGTCCCCTGATAACTGATAGTTATAAACACCATAAAGAACAGTAGAAGGCTGAGTAGTCCAAAGTCCAGCTAACTTATCATAAACATAGTTCTGGCCATCCCCAGGGGAGTATAGAACAGTGTTCTCTGTTTCATCTCTTAGTGGGAAAATTTGATCAAAGTCATCATTAACTGTCGGATCAATAATCCTAAGATAGGAGACACTTTTCACTCCATTAGTTACAGGAACAAAGTTCTCTCCATATATAATTTGCGGCACATCGTAATCAATATTCTCTTCACTGCCTTGGAATCCACGATTGGCTCTACCGGCTACGTCCATGCTAGGAATAAGAACAGCTCTGCTTCCCCACTCAGAAACGAGGGGGAAGCGTGCATTGTTCAGGGCTAACTTATATCTAGAGACAGCCATAGTAAGTTACCAATTAAGGATGAAGAAAGGGCTTGAATGTTTGATAGACTGCAAACAAAAATCCTACTACACCCCAAATACCGATTCCACGATTAATCCACTTGTCCACTCTGCGATCTACATTGTCTATCTTAACTTCTGCTTTAGCAATTCTATCTTCTACCGCTCCCATTCGCTTACCAGCTTCAATCTGGCGTTCATCAATAAGAGCGAGTTTATTCACTGCAATAATCAACACATCTACCTTAGCTTCAATTTTATCTGCACGTTCATCAGACATAGTAGCCATCAGGTTTCCTCAGTGGCAATCATTTGTAGAATCCAACTAGCTTGCTCATGATCTATGTGAGCCCGCCGTGCTTCACTAAATCTTTTTCCTTGCCATAAATACCAATCACCCTCTTTAGGTGCTCGATATTCACCGACAGGTTCAAATAGAGCTTTGCCTAAGGGGCCTGCAGTACCAAACTCTGCACACTTAAATCGACCTATTGGAGTAACTAATTCAATTGTCATCTTTATCTCCTGTTAACCACCACGACGACGAGCAGTCCAATTAACTTCCAAGTCATTGCCACCAGGTGCTCCTGTAAGTACAAAAGCCAGAGTGAATCCATCTAAGCCAAGAGCAGTTAGCGTAGCTTCTTGTTTGTTAGCACCGCTAGTAACAGCTAAAACACATGCATTACTCATAGCAATCAGACTAGAGTTATCTCTATTGATTGCACGACTAACAATACCATTACCTACTCCGACAGTACCTGAGCCTTGCACTGAGCCACCAATAATACCCCAAGTGAAATCAATGTAATCAGGTCTAAATCCTACACCAGTGACTACTTGGTTACCACTAGCTGCACCCATATTTCTAGTGAAATGACCTACAGCATAGTGAGGATTCTCTGGATAGTTCTCCTGAGTGAAGGTACTCAAACTAGCATTACTAATTCGGGTCAGATTGCTGCTCAAGGAAGCGAGCCGATTTCTGACAATAGCTGTATCATTTGCGGCAGCATCAACAATAATAAGAGGGATAGTGCCTGTGATTCCACAATTATTCTGTACTAGTTGAGCCTCGTCACCTTCAGTGATTCTGATCTTTGCAATGTAAGGGAAATTACCATAAGGAGTGACTCCGATATCCTCTGTAGTCATAATGCAATTTTGTATCCGATTCATCACCGGATTACCTACACCACCCCCCATAAGATAATCGTAATTGGCATTGCCTTCAAAGTAACAGGTATCGAAGTTAGTTGAGTCTCCGGAATAGTTTTGAACACCGCAAGTATAGTTACCTTGCAACGTCAAATCTCGGAATGCACAGTTAGTAGCCGTGCCGAAGGTTACTGCAGGATTCCCAATTCGAATCCCTACCATATTGTTTCCAAGCTCTCCTTGGCCTCCAAGCACAATGGCGGCAGACCAGAAACTGTCTAGAGCTGGAAGTGTATGAAGATAATAACCAACTTCCCACAAACGACAAGAGACTTTGTCTATCTTACCAATGATGGAGTTATTAGTAGCTACGAGACCGGCGCCATAAAGAACCCGGTTAGCCGGAGTAGGATCATTAGGACTGCCTGAACCAAAAACGGATAAACGGGCTGCATTAAAATAAACTGCATTATCAAGGTACACACCGCCTACACCAGCGCCACGATTGGTGCAGAGAATTGTTAGGTCAGTAATCTCACTGTTATAGATGAGAGTTGTAGCTCCAGGGCCGCCTAAGTAAGCTGCATTACCTGCGCCAGTGTAATGAATCCTAGTAATGCCTTCCCCAGAGCCTTTAATAGACTGAGAACTGCCTGCTTCCATTTGACTGGAGAAGTAGAAATCACCTGGTGGAATCAGAATTCTGCTGCTTACAGCTCTAGCTAAAACTAAGGCAATAGTATCTGCTGTTACGTTAGCAGGATTAGCTGTACCGATAGCACCAAAATCTTTAATGTCTAGCCAGTCAGTTAGCTTCTTGTCAAGCATCCGTCCAACAGACCCAGTAACAGCTGCTTTGAATGCAACAAGATGACTGCCCTTAGAGCTATCCAAAAGATTAGCCAGGTTAGCAGCAAGTGCTACTGAGTTGTCTCCTGCTCCTACAGCAGCAAGAAGAGCAGTTACTGCAGCACTGATAGAAGTAAGCTCAACTTCAATATTGTCAACATCATCTTCCAAGACGTCAACGGCTGCCCCTAAGCCTACTGCATAAGTCTTGAGAGCACGAAACTCAGGAGGCGCACTTGCAACTTTCTTGTCCCCCGTAGGCTGGGTAGTATCGGTTGCACTTGGAACATACGTTGCCATGTTTATACTTTCGATGAAAGGTAAGATTCAACGAGGAGTGATTTGAAATCTAGGATAGCAGCCTGCATTTGAGCTGCTATTTCTTGAAATCCACTACGCTGCCAAACGATAGCTGCAGCCCACCTAGCTACTTCTTCTTTATGTTTATCTGCAATCCAAGAAGAGTAATCAGCAACAGTCACATCTGGATTCTTGTAGTAGTAGATAGTTGCTTTACCTGTGGCTTCACAGAATCGCACTCTAAGTGTGTCACCTACAGTAGTAAATACACTCGACCTAAGATCATTGTATTCATCCCAGAAATTTTTAAAGTCTACAACATACTCTAGATTTTCATTTGCAAGAAGAGTAATAGGGTCATACCCTTGCATAAAATCTAAGGTACGAAGATCAGGAATTAAAGTATTTACACTAGCAATATCTACAAATAGCTGATTGCCTGTAGGTACTGTATAAGTAAGAGGATAAGTGCCAACATCACGAGGAAAGAAATCCACATGATGTGCCCGAAGAGTAGCCATCTTGATTGCAGAATCAGTCAAAGCAACCAATTCAGGCCGCCTTGTGTTTGCAATTACTTCTGTCCGCATTTCTGCAAAAGTCGTCATGATGGCTACTGGTTATTTTACTTAGTTGCAGCAGGCTTGGTTTGGCCCGGAAGGATGTCAGGAGTTTCAGGCTTTGATTCAACCTTTGCAATCATCTCAGGGGATGCAGTGAGATTCTTGCCTTGCAGAACTTCGCCCGCATCTCCAGAAGGTTTAGCTGCATCCGTAGCTGCAATTGCATGGTCCAAAGTAACTCCAACAGTTTTCCGGGTAAAAACCATGGAACCCTTCTTGTCTGCAATCTTATCAAGGTAAGCTTTAATCTCAGTGTTAGCAGTAGCAAACTGCCCACCCAAGAATTGAATTTGAGCACCGTCTGGCATATGAGTCAGTGCTCCAGGAACTTGATGATAGTACACCTTAGTGTTGGGATCTTTGAGATTGACTTCAGGAGAGATGGTTTCTCCTGCGTTCAATACTTCTTTATCACTGACATAGTTACGTGAGTTTAGCATTTAGTAGCTCCAAGTTAGCTAAAGAAAATTAACCAGTAATAAGCTGAAACTCAGCCAATCCAGAGTTCAATCCAAATTGGAAGTTAGTTGCATCTGCTACTGGCACCGCTGAAATCTTACTATTAGTCACTGGATAGACATTGCCATTGATAGTAATGGAAGTGATGACGTTAGGTACTGTCATGTCACTGGCTCCACTTACTGCATTAGCAAAAGCTACTGAATGTGAGCCGGGTCCCCATTGCTCTGCTTTACAAAGGCTGGAAGCTTCTAATGCTGTGCAAGTAATGATACCACTTGAGGGTGATACAACCCCAGAAGTGGTAAGAGTAATTGAACTGACATTAGAAGGAACACGTACTTGAGCCATGCTCCTTCTCCTTCTTTAGCCTGCAGCAGCTGCAGTGAAGTTATAGAGAATCCCGAAAGCAGTAGGATTCTTGATGAGGCAAGTGAGTTCCGTGGTCAAAGTACCGCCACGTGCATCAATGCCGTTATCAACTTCTGCACCACGCTCATTGTATTCCGTGTTCTCCGTGCGACGGAGATAAGCAAGCGAGAATGCATTCAAGTCAACAATGACTGCCATCTTAGCCCACGTAGAAGTACCCCCGTATGCATTGAACAGAGGATGCTCAATCATTTCGAAAGTGCCGCGAGGCGTTTTAATAGTGTCAATCTGAAGACCCCAAGACGTAATGACTGTTTCAATCATATACGTGCTGTTCAAACGTGCAATGTTGTGGATCACACGGCGAGCAGTACCGCCAACAAACATCGTGCGAATGTTGCCAGTCTTAGGATCAGTGACAGTCTGCAACGTTGGATCAAGTGCAGCTTCCAATTGAGTCCAGTTAGTTGTTGCGCCCAGAGTAACAATATTACTAGGAGCAGCCGCAGTCACACGACCAACAATACCTTCTTGAGTATGGAAAGGTTGACCATTCCGAGTACCGATGTACTTCTGGCCCCAGAACAAAGACTTCTCAATGCTCAGCGCATGCAAAGAAGCACAGTCACTGCGGGATTCAGCAACCATACCATCACCAGCAATCATTGGCATTGCAGCGAGAGTCTTAGTAACAGCCCAAGAATTACGGAAGATTTGCGTGTAGTTCACATAGCGAACTGCCATGATAGCAACTGCTTGCGGACGCACAGAACCTTCTTCGAATGCATTACCAACATGGTACAGCTGAACAGTATCAGCAATAGCACCTGCTGCAACAGTACCCACACCACGCTGAACAACAATTTGCGTAGCAGAAGGAACTGAAGTAACCAGAAGCATCTCACCAGTAGTATCCACTCGCAACTGGTCACCAACAACAATGTCAGAGTTAGAAACAACCGTGAACACAGTGGTAGTACCATCTGCAATTGCACCATTGAGCTGGGCACTTTGGAAGATCATAGTCTTCGTGAAGTAACCATGTTCAATGTTGTATGCAACTTCATCTTTCAGAAGAGCAGTAAGACCAAACAAAGGAGCAGTACCATTCGGCATGAGCCGAGTAATCATTGCACTGAACGATTTACGTGCAAGATCTGTTGGCAGATTTGCAGTAGAGATAAGACCTACAGACATGAGAAACTCCTAGGAGTAAAAGTTATTGAACAGTTGGATTCAAGAATGCTTCCCAATCAGCGCCAGCTTTAGAAGCAACTTCTTCGTTAGAAGGGGCAGCTGGATTGAGAAGCTTTGCAAACTCTGTAAACATGGATTCTGCTTGAGTATTAACCTCAGATGCAGACATCCGTGGATTTGCAGTAGCAATTTGTTTAGCAACGGTGGAAAGTAGTGCTTTTCCAACGGGGTGCTGTAGAGCAGCGTTTTTAGGAGTTTGCTGCCGCATTTCATAATCACGAAAACGCGAATCAAGACTGGTGCTGAATTTTTCAGTTCCAGTGTTTACTCCATGCTCAACCATTCCTTTAGCAGCTTGAATAGAAGTAGAAACCGCAGATGTAGCTACACCATTCAACACTTCCATGAAGGCATTAATGTCTCCACCGAGCGCAGCCTGTACCTTAGCTGGATCAATTCCCTGAGCAAAGTTAGTTTGACCAACAGCCTTGTTAACATTCTCAGCACTGAAGTTATCTCCAAAGAGTCCGGCAGTGCGTTGAGCTTCTTCTTGTTGACGTGCAGTGAGTACATCCTTAGAAGGAGTCATTAGTTGTGCAAAAGGGTCAAGAGGATTAGATGCATTGCCACCAGGATTCATGTTTGAATTCTGTGGAGAGTGCTGGGTATTTGCAGGACCGCCAGAACCATTAGAGTTCTGTTGAGGTTGCTGTGTATTCTGTTGTTGCTGAGGTTGATTAGGATGTTGGACTTGTTGGTTAGATTGTTGTTGAGGTTGCGCTTGTTGTCGGCCAAAGATTCCAGGAAGAAATGCCATGATGTTAGCTCCAGTAGGTTAGATTTGATCAAGATGATCAGGTTGCTCGACGGGAGGAGTTAACTCCCTCATAAGTTCTTCCAGCACTTCTACTTGTGCCTTCAGTTTCTCATGTCTCAGGATAGCTTTTTCCTTATCTATTTCCAGGTCCTCGTAAGAGAACTCTACAATAGCTAAAGCAAAAGCACAAATCTTGTTGTGTAAGAATGCATACGTGTAAGGGTTGACTGCTTTAGCAATTACTTCTTCTTGCTCAGTCAAGTTGTATGATTGAAAACGATTACCTAAGTTGGGCTGCATGATGATTCCTTAAGGTGCAACAGGCTCTTGGGGAGGCTGAGCATTCTGCGCCATAGATGTTTGCTGGAATTGCTGCAAGAACTCTTGTTGTTGGGCCGGATCACGTTTGAACTCATCAATCCAGTTAGCACCCTTAAGTTTGCACCAGTAAATAAACATCCCAACAATGTCGTACTCAGTCATTACAACTGGCATGGCCTGTGCAGTCTGAATGAAGACAGTCATGAGCTCAGTGTTCAGCATCTTTTCGCCGGGCAACAGTCCATCGGTAAGTTTAAACTCCAACAGACTTTGCCTCATTGCAACAGGATCAACTTTAACTTCTGTCTTAGAGCTTCTATTGAGATAAGTTCCTGGTTGCTGATTCAAGAGAAGGTTACTCTTGATGGTGTCCTTCAGAGGAGTCATGAACTGGTTCTCAATGGTAAGAGAAGTAAGCTGCTGACGAGCATTACTGTTTGCCATTGTAGTGTCGAACTCAGTCTTAGTCTTATTCCCTTTCTGGAACTGACCACGATCTACTTTGTTCTGCCCAGATGCAGTGTCAGCCATCTGAGAGATCATTTCACTCATCTGAAGGTTAGAGGCAGAATTATCTTCCCTGTATGGAATCTGGTAGACAGCCTTTCCAATATCGTCACCCTTAAACTGAGAAGCGTTACGAAGCGGAATCCGGGCAACTGCTGATGCCGGGTCAATGTCTGCCTTATTAATGAACCGTTCGTTGTAGATAAGTCTATCAAACACAAGCCTTCGTTTCGACTCCAAACTAATATTCCATAAGGCACTGGACATATCTTGGAAAGGAAGTGCCGTGTCAAGCATCGACTGAGTTTGGTATCCCAAACCATCCTCATTCGGTTGCATGATAAAAACAGGAAGATAGTCGTTAGCCGAGATAAGTTCTTCAACATAGATCACCACCTGCCAGTTAACAATGATGCCGAAATAAATAGTTGGGATGTTTCCTTGCTTACCGAAGTCAGAAGGAAGTGCTCTGCAAATGAAGTAAGAGATTAGATAGAAGCTCTTGTAGCTAATACGATCTGAGCGCCCACTGCCACCTTGAGGATCGAGCCCGCTCCATGCCATCCAGTTAGTGCCTTGCATTGCCAATTGATTTACATTAAGGTAAGGATTGACAATAGGAAGATAGTAGTCCAATGCAGAGTAGCTTTGACCTCCTGCACCTTGGTAGCCTGATTCAAATGCTTCCTTCAATTGAGTGCACTTTGTAGGATCGAGATTCTCTACAAAGCGCTTGAAGGTGATGCGGGACATGAGTTGGTTCCAACCAAAAGCCTCACCTTCTTCATGATGCTTAGCTGGATCAACTCTCATATCCATGAAGCAATTGTATGGATCGATACGAGTGATGCAATTACCCCCGTATGTAGTGGACTGCATGGAAGCTAAACCAGCTTTAGAGATCTCAGTAGAAGTAGCTATCTTCTGTTGCTTAGTCTTCTTCCAGTGTGCAAAGCCTACACCGAAGTTGTATTTGAAACCATCCCGGAAGACTTTAATCAGTTCACGGGCCCATCCATATTGGAGGGAGTGGTTTCCAATTACAGTCTCAAACTGGTCTGCTTGAGATTGATTCTGTGCAGTGGCAATTACACCAAAGATTGGGTAGGAGGAAAGATAGACGCCAGCTTGGTATGCAACAGCAGATTCAATCTGTGGCATTACAATGGGGACTTGGATGTCTGTGATCTTGCGCCGGGCACTTCCTGTCATGAAGGAGCGCATCTGCTTAATCCGTTCTGCAGACTGATCCAGCTGCATTTGGTATGCACGATCCCTAAATTCTAGAAGAGTTCTGAACTCTCCAATTCCTTGGCAATTAGATGCGAAAGACTTAGCATAAGCCAGGAACACTCTCTTCTGTTGGATGCTTAATGCATTCAAGAGAGGTGAAGAGATTTCAGTTGCCATGAGAATCCTTAGTTAGCTTTGAGGTTAGCGAGAGAGAGAGAGAGTTAGAATGACATCTCAATGTCGGAGGTATGAGAAGCTTTTGCTCCTTCACCAGATGTAGTGTTGAATATATCTCTGATAAGTAACTCACCATGATCGCGAACCATCTCTTCTACATAGCCTAGCGGATCAATGATGTCATCAGTGTTGTTAGCTTTGAGTGGATTCCACTCTACAATTTGAGAAATGACTAGAGAGCGCACATTAGGATGGAGATAGATTTCTCCTGCTAAGAGTTTTACAAGGCCTTGCTTAATTCTGCGATTTTTATTTTGTCCTTTTGGACTGAGTTCCACAAAGTTAAATCCTGAGATACCTTGCTTCTCGCAGTAGTCCTCGAACCAGAATAAGAGGGTAGATTGGTAAGCAACTCCTTCCACTCCAATTGTTCGTGTGTTCCTCCGCAAGCCAAGATCAATAGCTTGTTTAATTGTTTCGAGAGGGGTGAAAGTTCCTGCGAGTAATTCATCAAAGATTGGCTTCTCATCTTTGATTTCATAGTGTTCGATTGTGCAGTCATCGCCTTGCTTCTTTCCTGAAGAGGGGTCAATGAGAATGAAACTTCCCTCTCCTACTTCCTCTTCTCCGTACCATCCTGGTAGCTGAGGAATCTTTCCTACATCAATGCCTGAGGCAAGAGCTATCTCTGTGGAGTTGAGGATTTCAGAGATGAAGATATCTGCTTTACCTAAGTTGCAGTCAGACTCATATTCTTCTATTAGTTCTTCAATAGGCTTAAGTTCCTCCCAAAGGGATTCACCATCAGCTGTAATTCCACCAACGATTAATGTTGTCCACTTTGGATCGTTCTTAAGCTTCTCTAGGATGGCATTCTGTGGATACATGTTCCCGATGAAGATATAAGTGCATCCAAAGGGTGAGCGCGCCTTCATCAGTGTACTGACCATCCAGGAAAGTAAAGCATCTGCAAGTTCTTTATTAGGTGCATCTTCCCGTTCTTGAATGTCATCCATAATCATGACATCAGGACGCTTATTCTTTCTATTGATGCCTCGAACAGATGTTCCTGCACCTACTGCCCAGAGAATAATTTCGCGCCCACGGAAATAGAATACCTTAGTAGTGCTTTGATCTACTTCTATTGAAGAGTCCCAGTTCCCGAAAAGTTTTCTGATGCTTCCTGTGCATAGCATGTCACAGATGTCAGAGAGAATACTTATTGCTTTCTTTTCACTGCCTGCAACGATAAGTATGAATTGTTTGTGAGAGAATAGTACATACCATACGCAAAGGATCTTGATGAAAGTAGTCTTAGCAAATCCCCGTGGGATGCCAATTGCAAACCGCTCTACTTTCTTAGTAAAGGAGGTGAAAAGATGAAAGAGTACAAGGAAGAAGGAGGGAAAGGAAAAGATGAATTCCCCTGGAGCTACTAAAGCTGCAAGAAAGTTGAAATCTGCTTTAGCTCTGGTAGAAGCCTCAGTGGAATTGACTGCTAACTCTACGGTTTCCATAGATTACATCAGATCACTGAGATCGATTTCCTTTGGACGCTTGCGTTGCGGCCGATTCTCTATAGTTTGCAATACTCCTGCAGCCCTTTCTACTTTAGTAATGCCTGGCAACTGTTCTTTGGCTGGAGCAGTTCCTCCATTCCTTAAGAGCAGAATCTCATCAAGTTTTCTGGGAGTTGCACTCACCATAGTCTTCCCTTCTACTTCTACAATTTCATTCTTAGCGTTCAAGATCATTTGCGGCACCATTGTTACAGGCATTGTGATGTTTACAATCTGCCCAATGGCTATTTGAGGCGCTTGAATTCTTGATTCTTTCCTCCGCTTAGCACTATTAAGGATTCTGAAAGCTTGAAGAGACTGCTGTAAGTTAGCAAACTTAGACTTATCCTGAATCTTATCTAGATATTCTTCCTCTGCAATGTCTAACTTCCTATCAAATGCAATGTCTCCCTCAGTCTGTTTGACCTTCTCTTGGTTAATCAGCTCAAGATTACCCTCTTCAGTTGCTAGTTGGCTGACGTAGCTATCTGACACTCCAAGTGTCGCAGCAATCTGAGTGGCAGGAATGTTCTGCGCCAACATTGAGAGGATGATGTCTTTCGCGGCCATGAGTTTGCTCCTTTAGAACAGGATACTTCTATAGATAGTTCTTAGGAAGTTAGAATCATCGTTAAGGCTAAGTTGCAAGTAATAGAAGAGCAAATCAAAAAAGTTTAGAAAATTTGGGGAGATGCCATGTAGGATATTGGAAATCCACACATCAAAAAGGCCCCTACCCCCTACTCTTTTGGTGAGTTAGTACTTGCTATGTTGATTAGACACTAGCAAGCTTCGTGCCAGTTCACATTGTGGGATGACATTTCATGCGCCCTAAGTGACGTTTCTTTTCTCTGATATTAGATAGAAGTGACAATGAATGTCATGTTCTGTTGCTTCTAGGATGAAAATAGGGTTGGCACAGCAGATGCATAGGATTGGATGTCTCAGAAGTTCTTTCACTCATCAGGAACCATCATGCAATACTTTGATTTCACGACACAAGCACAAGCAGAGAATTTCCTTCAGCTGAAGAAGCTAGAAGGATGGAATGGCTACTGCCTGAGCTATAATGCAGCTTCATACCAAGTCAGAATCTGGTAATAGGAGATTTAACCATGAGCAACTTCGTCGTGTTCCACAAGATTCAACCTGACTATGATAAGAGGATGAAGATGATGCAGCGTGCTGCTTTGTTTTGGGCACAAGAGTCTTCGAGTCTTCCAATGAGTCTAGTTCCTACTAAGGAGCAATGGATTGAAGAACGGCAAGAAGAGCTCATTGCACGTTGGATTGCTGCTTCACAGAAATAGTAGTTACTACCTTGCATTCCTTGTGAGTGCAATAAGTAGCCACTTGGTTACATCTTGTTACACTAATCCACGGAGATATTACTATGACACAAGCTATTAAGATTCATTCTCAAGTTTCTGGTGCTAATGCAATCAAAGCAGTGGGAGAAGTTGTTATTGCTTGCAAGTGGAAAGAAACTGCAAAGCAGACTCCTAAAGAGCGCGCTGTTATTGTTCCAATGGAAGCAATTACTGTTACTAGTGCTGAAGTCTCTGAGAGTTTTAAGGCGCTTGTAGAAGCTGTACTTCTCTCTACTGCACAAGATACTTTGAAAGGTTTTATTAATGCTTCAGGAGATAATTGCTTTGAAGTTCCAGGAGAATTGTTCTTCAGGACTAATCTTGTTGAGAACTTTCTTTCCCGAGATTCTAATTGGATGTCTAAGGAAGAATTAGAACTCGGATTTACTGCATCTGCTACTTGGAAGAGGATAGCTGGAAGAACTGAATATACTACTAATAAAGCTTACCAAAATGCTGCAAATAGTTTCAAAGATACTATTCTTAAACTCTCAGGAAAAGCTGTTCAAATTCCTGTAGATCGCTGTGAATTGCTGTTGAGTAAAATTGCTGATGAAGATTTGGTTACTGAGTTCGGTTGTTTTGTTGCAAAGAGATTGCAAACTCTGAAGGAAAAATCTGTTGAGGGATTCGATCTTTCTGCCCTCTAAGCTTCGCTTAGATTAGTTTCCTTTAGATTGTCGTTAAGATTCTTCTCTTGACGACTTTCTAAAGTATACTTTAGTTTCTTTAGGGGCTGTAACCATGTAACACGCTCAGGCCTCCCTATCCACCTACCCCCTCCTCCCAACCCTCTCATCTATTGTTATTTATAACTCTTGTTATGTCCGTTCTTATATAGGGGTATCTTTAATTTTTTAATGTCTTTTTTAAAGCACCCTCAATAAAAAGCAACGCACATTAGATCAAGCTAAGAACAATAGATCAACTACTACTAAAGTAGCAATAGTAAGTTAGAAGATTGGTGACACTGTGCACTAGGGGGTAGGTGGGTGCCCCTACTTTTTGATGTTACATGGTTACAGCTAGGGGTAGGGCCTTGACACATTACATATCCTGTGTTACCCTATTCTTCCTAACTATCTTCAGGAACAATCATTATCATGGAACTTGACTTAAGCATCTACATTAAACATTTAGATGAAGGGGGGCCTAAATACCGTCCTTGGAAGCAAGCAGATAGAATCACTGCAAATATATTAGGAGATCATAAGAATCAAATATGTGCTATGTTAGCCTCTCATGCTTCTATCAGAAAGGATATTGCAATAGAACTATGTAAAGCTAATCCTGACGTATTTAAAGATATTAAGCTATTCAAACTGTTGATTGTGTTAGTTAGAGAAGAGAGAAAAAAGTTTAATCTAACTAAGGTTAAAGAGACTGAACGAGACATATTAGATCAAAGTTTGTATAGTAATCTTTAATTAACTATAGTTCCTAGTGAGGGATTGACAGGACAGCAAAGCTGGGTTACCCTCTTTTTGTTGCCCTCTTCCCATGGCCGCTTTGCGGCTTTTCCTTGTTAGTTACCACTCACTCACTTGTTTACTTAGGAGTCTTATTATGAATCTAGTTCTAGCCCTCTGCATTGCAATACTTACAACAGTCACTGCAAAGCTTGACTCTAAGCTTAAATCCCTTGAAGCTAAACAGAATGAGAAAGGTGGACTAATCATAGTCAATGTAGAGCAACCTAAACCAAAGGAGCAACTGCCAGCATCAAAGGAGAAACAATTTTTTGATGTGTATTTCCTTACGCCTAATCAACCTGATGAAATCTAAGGAGTTCTATCATGACAATTCTAGGAAAGATTGATCTAGCTACTTCAGATATGTTTGCACAAGAGGTGTCGAGTGAGGGACATTCTGCATGTGCATCAGTTTACGGTCTAGAGCATCCTGCCTTAAACGTGCACAGTCCTAATCACCATAACTATGATCGACAAGAACCTCACGATACCTGCGAAATCTCTGCAATCTACATGCAACGACACAGCTACATGAAGGATACTAGCTTAGGCTGCTGGTTTGATAGGGCACATGAGCTAAAGGATAATGATCTTAGAAATTGCACCACTGCTCTTGAAGCTAAGCGGCTGATAGTTAGGAAGCATTACAATCGGTTGAGTCTCTTGGTGCTTCAAAGGTACAATGCAGGTATTGGAAAGGGTGAGAGGCAAGAGTAGAGCTGTAGAGTCTAAAACATGCTAAGCAACTTAACCATTCTACCTTTCTATCTGCCTACTCTTCTACCATTACTAACCAAAGGAACTAAAGGAACCAACCATGAGCAATAGCAACTACGGAGAACACACTCCTTACATTACTTCAGCTGAAGCTAGAGTAAGGGAGAAGTATCGAGGTGACTACTGGAATCAGGCTTCACAATGGTGGGATGCACTCCCTAGCGACGGTAAAAAGAAAGTAGCCGAATTCATTAAGCACTCACCAAATAGCACAGGTGAACCACTCTTTATTAGAGCGTATGGAATGCGAAGGAATTCCATACTTAAATGGTTCTGGTACTAAAGAGCACAGAAGCTTGCATTCTTTCTTAGAGTGCTTGCTTCTATGTTTAGCTTAGTTGAAACTTCCCCTAGCTTGCATGGATGTTGCCGCCCCAATTGGCGGATTTTCTTATTGGAGTCTACCGAATGAATACAAGTCATCCTCCTCAACTAAGTTCCCTCAGTAGGACCATCTGCTGTAGAAACTCAGGAGTTCCAGTGGCGCAACTAGAAGTTAAAGTCTTCGAGGGCTCACTAGCTTACCTCGGTGCACACACAGATGCAATCTACTTGCATCCCTTCTACTGCCTTTCTAGCATAGTACTCCTGAAGAAGCTTGAAGACTCTCTACACTCTGCGCAGGAGTCAGGCTGGATTCTTGGAGATGGAGAGAAGCAAAGACTCTGCCTCCTTACTTCAGCTGTAATGCACTCTCTGAATGCAATCAAACAAACTTCCCCTTCTCTACCTAAGTTTGAATATGCTGCTGCAAGTGCAGGTAGACTTCTAGGGCTGACTAAGTGGTACTTCTATTCTACTTCCCAGCGCATCCAACTTCCTATCTATGCTGTCTCTTCTAAGAATGAAAATTTAGAATGGCAGAACTTCAAGCATTGGATGGATTCTGCTTACGAAGTTAGAGAAGAATGGACTAGCAAGAGCAGAGAATATGCTCGTCAAGCACAAGAAGCTAGCCATGCTCTTGCACTCAAGGAAATCAAGTCTGAAGTTTACAGACGAGTAGATACTAAGAAAGTATGGAACTGGATACACATCCAAATGGTAGATCATGTTCCTGCCGGCCGCCTCGTTACCTGGGAGTCTCTATTCCTGAACGGGGACTTAGAAGCACATGAATGGCTGAGTGATGATGTTGATGACTTGCAAGAAGCTCTACTTCTCTACTGCGATATTGGGAATGAGATCATGCATTTCATCCAGAAGCGTCTTAGTGGAATCAGAGGACTCATTCGTAGCTTCTACTCTGACTTCACCTTGATTACTAAAGGTAAGCAAGATCATCTGAATCCAGATGAGCAAACATCAGAAGAGAAAGAATTCTTCGATGGCTTTGATAAGCAAGCTGAAGCACTAGAAGAACTTCCTCCTGCACCTAAGCGAGAAAGTTTCGAGAGCAATGCACTCTTCTGGAAAGCTCAGGCACAATGGAATATTCTTTCAAAGCGGTTCAAGTCTATGCAAGCCAAGAAGGCTGAGCCTAACCAAAGCGAGCAACAATCATGAGCGGCCTCTTTAAACGACTTCTTGCCCCCGATCGACAAGAAACTCGCCTTGCCTATGAAGCATCCTTCTACCCTACTAAGTGCCTAGGTGACCAGCATAAATTGGTGTGGGAGAAGAACATTTTAATGAGCAAGGAGGAGCTAGAAGAGTTTTCTACTGAGGATATGCAATATCTTTCCTTGCTCTCTTTAGATGGCAAGGGCAACCAAGCTAGTTCCCTCTTCTTCATTCATTGGATTTATGGAAACATTCCTACTGAACTTGAGTGGATACTCTATCCAGCTAAGCAGCTGTTCAAAGTAGAGATGAGAATCTCTCCCTTGATTAAAGCAGGTGGCGGTAAGGTTGCTCTGATCTATCCTAGCTCTATTAATTCTAAGAAGTACATCCTTCCAGAGGACCCGACTAATGCCTAACGTACTTAAGCCAATGAAACCTCACATAGCTAAGCTAGTAGAAGAAGCAAAGAGGAAGCATGCCCTCCGGCTTCAAGAGCTAGAATCTATGAGACAAGCAGTAGACCCTACAGGAGAACATCTTGCCACATTCAAACAACAACATGGAATTCCCGCTAAGCCTGAAGGGAGCACACTCAATTCTCCAGGAATACGAGTACATGTTACCCCAGCTACGGAAAGAAAGATCACTCCGACAATTCTTACTGGAACTACAGGATATAAACCCACAATTCCAGGTCTTTCTCTTAATGAACAGCAGAACCAAGCAGTGGAACTTGCAATGCGTGGTAAATCCTTTAACCTTATTGGAGCAGCTGGCACAGGGAAAACTACAACAACTAGAGAAGTTATTGGACAACTGGTTAGACTTCCCCATATCTCTCCAATACGTGAGGCGACAAAGTGGCTGTCTAAAGATTCTCCAGGTATCGTTGTTATAAGCTTCACTAATAAAGCAGTAAATAACTTGAAGAAGTTTCTACCCGATGAACTCAAGAAGCATTGTCTCACCTATCATAAGCTTCTAGAGTTTGCACCGGTGCAATATGATCTTGAGCCGGGAAATCCTGCAAGCAAGAAGACGATGCGCTTTGAACCTAGCTTTGGAGTAGATGGTCCTTTACCTCATATATCTTGCATCATAGTCGAAGAGTCATCTATGGTGGAAGGGGATGCTAATGATCGAGGGGAATCCCTCCACTCTACTCTTCTTAAGGCTCTGCCTAATCCATCAGAGACTCAGTTCATCTTTCTTGGAGACTTGAACCAGCTACCGCCTATCTTTGGTTCTTCAGTCCTTGGATTTAAACTTCTTGATCTTCCTACAGTGGAGTTGACTCATGTCTACCGTCAAGCGCTTGAAAGTCCAATTATCACTCTTGCACACAAAGTGCGCGAGGGTAGAGGTTTCTCTCAAAACGGAAAAGGGGTCTTGGAAATTACTGGCTTCTGTGATGACAGAGGGGAACATGGTAAAGTCACAATCAAGCCGTGGCAAAAGAAAGTTGAAAGCGGCCCCGCGTGTAAAATCCTACTCCAAAAATTTCTAATCCCGCTGGTTCTAGGAAACGATTATGACTTTGACAACACAGCAATACTATGCCCGTTTAACAAGTCTTTTGGTACAATTGAACTTAACAGAGGAATTGCTGACGCCCTCGCAAAAAAGCGTGATGCCGAAGTCTATGAAGTTATTGCAAGGTATCAGAAATCATATTGGGCAGTTGGAGATCGCGTACTTGTGGACAGACGAGAGGCTATCATTACAAAGATTGAGCCTACTCCAGGATATAGTGGTCCAATTCCAGAACAAAGTTCTAAGACTCTTAATAGATGGGGCCAAGATTCAGGCAGCCAAGCAAGACCAGAAGATGAATTGAAGCCTCTTGATGAAGATGAGTTGTTAGCGTCCCTATCAGTTCAAGGAGAAGAAGGTGAAGGCACAAAGAACGCAGCAAGTCATACCATTACGGTTGAATTTATTGAAGATGGAACATCTCTTGTCCTCTCGAATGCAGGGACAATCAACGCTATGCTCTTTAGCTATGTACTCACCGTACATAAATCCCAGGGCAGCGAGTGGAAAAGAGTATTTATCCTTTTGCATTATTCACACAACACAATGCTTAGTAGAGAGCTACTCTACACCGCTATTACAAGAGCTAAACACGAGCTTTTTATCATTTGCGAACCTGATAGAAAGGAAATTTACAACAGTATCACAAGGGCGGCGAAATCTCCTGAAATACAAGGGGTAACGCTAAAGGAAAAAGCTAGCTACTTCAGCGCTAAGAGAAAAAGTATGACTAAGCTAGCTGACAAACTAGTCTTAGAGGGAATGAAATGAATTACAATTCAGTCAAAGCAAGAAAATTAGGAATTAAGGGAACTATTTTACGCGAAATCATAGAAGAGGTAATGCAAGAACCTGAGATAGCTAAAATTCTTTTTATTCTAAAAATATTGAAAGAAGTCTCCAGTAACCTATTTTATACAGAAGAAGTAAAACAAGGAGTGGTAGATATTCAAGCCATTCTTACAATAGAACTGGCTTATTTAGAGTAATAAGCTATAATCTTGGAGACAGGGGTTGACATCCTCCAGCCCCTGTGTTCTACTAGCCATTCCCTAGCGAATCTGCGGGGTTTCTAGAAACTCACCTAGGCAAGCTGCCTACTAACTGCTAACCAAAGGAAAGCAAACCATGACACAAGCTGTAGATACTAAATTCAATTTCAAGGCACGCAAGATCGTTGACGAGCAAGGTAAGGAGCTGGGTAAAGCTAAGAAGCAACCTGCTCTTGTCGTTGCTATTCCTGTTCCTACTGACGCTGAAGTTGTTGCCTATCTCTCCGACCCTGATGAAGTAGACGGTGAAGGCAAGAAGGTCAATTCAGTTGGCAACAAGGTGCGCGATCTGCTTCGTGAATCTTTTGCTTCCATTATTCGTGACCAAGCTAAGTCACAACTTGACGAAGTAATTGATTCCTTTGGTCTTGATGATTCCAAGACTGTGGGCGCCGATGCTATTGACTTCGATAAGCTGTCGCTTGAATACATTGCAACGCTTCCGCCTGCACAGCGTGGTACCCGTGCAATCTCTGACGAAGACTTTGAAGCCTTCTTTGCTGATTACTTGGCTGTTATGGTTGCAACGACTGGGAAGTCGGAAATCAAGATCATGAATCACATCGGTCACTTCAAGAAGCCGCTTCGTCTCAAGAACTCTAAGGATGCGTTGTCCCTGATGGTGGATCAGCTGGATGTCTATCTGGCTACGTCTGCTAACATCGAAGAAACTGGTGAGGTTGCTAATCGTCTTCGTGGCAAGTTCAGCAAGTGGCTGACGGAAGATGACAAGCTTGATCTGGAAGCTCTGTAATTCTCTCCCTGTATAGTTGGTAGCTTCCGAACCACGAGCCTAGAGCAGGTACAGTAGTTTCCGAATTACATAACCGTAAGTCAGACTAGCAGTAGTGGGGACCAGTAAGGCCAACTCCCTATACAGAGAATAAACACCTGGGTAAGTGTATAAACTGCCCTAATCTTTTCTGTTGTGCATTGGATCGCGTGGAAACAATGGGATACCCATCCATAGATAAAACCATACTCAGTGAGAGACACTTGCTGAGAATCCTAGGCTTGGGCCAGTGTACAACAGAAAAGAACAGGAGATTTAATGGAACTAACAACCAAGCAAATCTTTAGCCGCCTCCTTGCTAAAGAAACAGTAGCAGTATCTTTCCTCGATAAAGCAGCCTACGAATCAATGAGAGCGTCTCTTCTTAGAAGCTTCAAGAAGAACAGGTTACTCTTTATAGAACTTGGAGTAGATGATCCATATGAGGCGCTCTTCCTTCAAGCACGTTATGATGCGGCGGCAGTCTCTGGAACTTTCAAGCTCGAAGAAGAGCACAGAAAAACTAATATCAAGCACAAATCCTACAAGGTAATAGATACTTCTCATCTATGAGAACACAATGATTCGCTTCAAACACCAAAAGTATAGACAAGTCTGGATTGAAATAAAGAACAATCTTACTGCTGATATTACTATCAGTAGGGATCTAGCTCCGACTGTCGTTCAAGGTATCAAGCGGATCAAGTGCGAAGAGAATGTTAGTAGGAAGTCTCTAGGGCTAATACCCTTCTCGCGAATGTTTATTACAGAAGAAGTAATTTCAGAGAGTAAAGGATTGATTAAGATTACCTTTACACTTCATTATGACAACAGACTATAGAAGGATTAAAGATCATGGGAAAAGCCAGTAATAGAAAGAAACTAGGACCTCTTCTTGCTAATTCTCAGAAGATGACAATCGCTACAAATGAAGGCACCATTATGGTGTCTTTTGTTTTTGATGGTGTCCAATACAGTAAGAAACATCAGCTAACTGCCTCTGAAATCCATCACATGAAACAACTGTGCAGGGAACATGGTGATCTTGCAGCTGACCAGATGATTTGGAAAGTAGCTGTGCGTGGAATGGGCTTGGTTGCGGAAAATATCATGGCTAAAGCTGCACTAGACTACATCAAGAAGTACTATAAGGGCCCAGCTGTAGTAGAAACTCTTAACCTTGAAGGAGACAGTAATGTCACGTCACAGGATTCCAGTGGAAGTGAGATTTCAAACAGCACAGAACAGATTGCAAAAGAAGTTACTCCTCCGGGCTAAATACAGAGGGCTGATTACTTTCTACAAAGAAGATGGATATCCTGATGAAGCCCTTTACTGGAAGAAGAAACTTAAAGCCTTGAACGAACATATCAAGCGCGACACTAACATTATTCTTGGAGCACTGGAGATCATACATGCAAACCAACCCAACAGACCCGAAGAAGCAGGAACTCTTGGGGCGCATTCCGCCTGATGTGCTTACTAGTCTGCAGATGAAGCTTGGAAGTCTCCAGGAAGCGCTGCTCAAGCAAGACCCGCTGATGTCTAATCATCTTCGTGAGTCTCATCGCCTCCTTATAACTTACCCTGAAACTGTGCACCTCCTTGATGACTCTGAGATTGCAGAGCTAATTAAAGCTGCTGAGATTCATACGAAGACTCAGATAGTTAAAGAGGCAGCAAAGAGTAAGGGTGGAAGCAAGAAAGCTAGCATCGATATTAATGATCTTTGATTGGCGACTACTATGGAAGCCAAAGTTGATGCATCAAAGGTCAGAGTCCATTTTGCTGCAAGGCAGCTAGTATATTGGTGTGGAGCTACTTGTTACAGAGAGTCTGGCTGGAATGTAAATTGGTTTCCATCTTACTGGCTGATCTTTGGAAATAAAAAGATTTATTCCGTAGACCGGAACATTGCATTAGACATCTGTTTAGTTCTTCTCCGTCATGTAATAAAGCCTGGTGCGTTGCATAAGTTTTATGCAGGTGCTGTAATATATGCATTGGAAGGACTAGAGCCGGCCGAGCAATTAGAAGTTAAGAGAATTTTGGAGACTTACTATGTCCTTTGATAACAATGACTTGCTTGCAGAACTCCTTAACTCTAATGTGAATGAGACGACACAAGGAACTTCTAATGCTCTCGCGGTTAAGAAAGCTAAGTATCATGAGCTGTCAGCAATAGGAAATCTAACTTCCTACTCAATGCAGCAGGTACTTCATAGATGCAAGCGAGAGTTCCAAATCATGAAGCTTGGTGCCTCTGTTAACGGGGATGAAGGAGGTGAGAGCAATACTACTTTTGCCTTCGGTCATGCAGTGGGTGCAGGTGTTGCAACATACGATGAGACTCACTCCCGCGAGCAAGCAATCTGGGCTGCATTCCTTGCATGGGACATTGATCTCTTTGAAGAAGAAAAGCCTTCTAAGTGGGGCACCGTTCCTAAGAAATCTTTCCATCATGCAGTGTGGGCATTGTATCAGTATGAGACCTTCTACTCTGAAGAGACTGATCTCAACGAGTACGAGGTTATAAAGGCTGAAGCAACAGTAGGAGTCGACTTTGAAAACGGCCACTTCTACATTGGTCATATCGATTCCCTGATGAGACACAAAGAAACAGGATCAATTAAAGTTAAGGAAAACAAGACAACCTCCTACGCTTCAGTTGATCCTGCAATGTATTCTAATTCAGACCAGGCTCTTTCTTATGCAATTGTAGCAGATGCAATTGGTGCTACTGAGTACGATGTACTCTATACAATCTACTCCAGCACTGAGCAAAGATGGCTTAGCTTCTCCTTCACGAAGAGTAGTCTTCAGAAAGCAGAGTGGTTGCAGAGTCAGACTCTTTCCCATTCTGAGATAGACATGTCTAGCGATATGAATTTCTTCCCTAAGAATGGAGATGCCTGCATTAGATATGGTAGGAGATGCAAGTTCTACGAAGGATGTGGCATGGATACAGATAGAATATACGTGAAGAAGTACTCAGATCTAAAGAAGATTACTAGCCTCGATGAGATTGCAGAGATTGAAACTGTAGACTATGCCTTCTCGTGGAGTGAATTGCTTAAAGCACAAAAGGATAAACTGTAATGGATAAGAGCTTGTTTGTTATTAATGGATTGGAAGATAAGATTAGCTACAGGGGAGTTAAGTACTTTCCTATTACGATGCCTATGGCACCTTGTACTTACTTCGGTTGGATTCTTAAAGAGGATGCGGCGAAAAGTAATGATGCGCCCGGAGTTCTTGAGTTTCGCTGGAGCGGATTCCAAGTTGTTGATACTAATCCAGATGTAGCAGAGATGATTGCTGGCAGGATCGATGGAAAGTTTGCAGTTGCAGGCGCCGGAATCTTTGTAATCTCGGATACATTACTGCAAGGTGATCTCACGCAAGAGCTGAATGATGAAAGCAAAATCTGGTTTAGCACTTTGCTTAAAGATCTCTTCTATGACGAGTGCCAATTTGATAAGCCTCTGCTAATTGGGTGGATTGCACCTGATGAGCCGCAGAAGAATAAGGACTACACAGTGGTGCATGTCACAGTAAGTACTCCTTGTACTGAAGAAGAATACAGGTGCTATGTACACTTGCATACACAAGAGCTGCTTGCTACTAAGCTCAGCGCAGTAGGTAAGGGTATTAGCTTTGAAACGTCAGAAGGAAGGACGCTGCAATGAATCTTGATGACTATAATGAAGTAAAGAGAACCAAAGTCCTAGTATACGGCCCACCTAAATCAGGCAAGACAGCTGCAGTAGGTCAACTTGCTGAACACTTCAACCTCCATTGGTGTGATCTTGAGTCAGGCATTAAGACTTTGATGCAACCTGAGATCCTTAAACCGGAGTTCAGAAAGAATGTACATCTTTATAATTTTCCTGATCATCGTGCTTATCCTATTGCAATTGATGGTATGCGTCAGTTGTTTAAGGGAGGCAGCAAACGATTTTGCTACTCACATGGAGTTAACAATTGTCCGCTCTGTAGTAAAGATAACGGTACTAAGTGGTCTGATCCAATTGATCTTGGTAAGTTCACTGATAAAGATATCTTAGTAGTTGATTCTCTAACTCAACTCTCCCAATCCTCTGCTAACAAAGTAACTCTCAAAGACTGGCAGAAGGATGATGAATACAAGATGACCTACGATGACTACAGAATGCAGAACATGTACATTGATGAGGTGCTGAGCAAGATGCAAGCAAGCAACATCAATGTCTGCGTGATTAGTCATGAGGTAGATGTTGAGAAAGATGAGAAGCGGGAGAAAATTGTTCCTGTTGCAAGTACTAAGAACTTCAGCAAGACAGTAGCTAAGTACTTTGATGAGGTGATCTACTTGCAGGTGCTGAACAAGAAGCACAGTGCTTACAGTGCTACCACTTATAGCAATACTGTACTGACAGGAGGACGGAGTGGAATCAAGTTGGAAGAGGGGAAAGAACTAGGACTTAAGGATATCTTTTTGCAAGGAGTGAAGAAATGAAATACGATACACCTCGTGCTGACATTCTCAATGAAGCCATGGAGATTGTGCACAAAGATAGGAATGCTAACTATGGAAATCCGGAGGATAATTTCAAACAGATTGCAGAACTGTGGACTGCTTATAAGAAACAGCCATTCACATCTGCTGATGTTGCTGTAATGAATATGCTAATTAAAGTAGCTAGGCTTTCTACTAATCCTGCTCATCATGACTCAGCTGTGGATGTGGCTGGGTATGCTGCATGCCTTGGAGATATCCAAGCTAAGCTTACTCATAAGAAACTTGTTGATGTGGCTCAGCAACTTGTTGATAATGGAATCGAGCCGTTTTAAGTAATCTGATTTAACTAACCAAAGTAACTAAGGATATACCATGACTGAAGCTCAAAATGGATTTGATCTGGACAACATTGATGCTCTGCTTGATGCAAGCATGGATGATCTTGATGACTTGCCGCCAGTTGGAGTACCGCCTACGGGCCACTACAATCTGACGATGAGCATGAAGATTGAAGATGTCAAGGATAAAGAAGGCAGTGGCACCCGCAAGGTGATCTTTGCTAACTACATCGTTGATGCTATCAATGAACTCAAGGATGAAGCTGATCGTGGCGATGTTGCTGTTGGTCAACAATTCCGTGAAGGGTTCTACCTGACCAAGAAGAACGGTGAGAAGAATACTTTTGCAATTGGTACACTGAAGGAGCGGCTGAAACCTTTGGCTGAGCGCTTTGGTTCTACTAACATTGGTGAGCTGATTAATCAGTGCAATGCAATTGCTATCACTGCTAGTGTGAAGCGTACTCAAAACCGATTGAATGAGGATCAGTTCAATATGAACCTTAAGGATATCGTTCTGCTTTAAGAAGTAGATAGGACTCTAATCCTAGCCCTCTCACAAGGAGGGTTTTAATTAGTTTCTTAGCTGGAGATAAGATGCTCACATATGAACGTGCTACGGAAATTTTAAGTTACAATGAACTCACTGGGGAGTTGAGATGGAAAGTGCAGCTTAGCAATCGAGCACCTAAAGGTAGCATAGCTGGCTCTCTGAATAAAAAAGAAAATAGATGTAGAATAAAAATAGATGGAGAGCTTTATTACTCTCACAGAATCATTTGGTTACTAATGACTAAATCTTGGCCGCTAAATGAAGTTGACCACAAAGACCGGAATGGAAGAAATAATGTTTGGACAAATCTGAGAGACCTGACCCATCAAAAGAATGTATTCAATAGGTTAGAAGTAGGTGCGCATTTAGATACTAACAAAAGATGGACAGCCCGACTGCAGTTTGAGGGTAAGGTTGTCTTAAATCAAAAATGCGGCTCAGAGGAAGAAGCAAAAACTGCTTATCTTCAGGCCAAACAAGTAATATTGGAGTCACTATGATTCTAGGATTCTTCGGGGTAGAAGGCACAGGCCCTGAGGCTCAGAGAGATAGAAGCTACCTCCCTAAACTCAATGAGATGGTAGGTGCTCATGCTATTAAAGTATCTCTTGCAGATAATGAAGGGTGTGAATACTTCTCAGCGTTTGCGGCGAAAGTTAAAGGTGCTCAGTTGGATGCGGCGATAGTTACTGACCAAGTACTCCTGACGCAGATTCTTAAAGCACTCCCAGACTACAAGGTCTCCTATAATAAAAACGGCTCACTGAAGAAGCTTAGTCTTGATGACTATCACGGCAGCTTAGTTGAGATAGAAGGATTCAGGCTAGGTAGAGAGGCACCTTTGGAAGTGCTCTTCCTTAATCCTTTAGAACATCTGAGAACAGTACCTTCTGCGCCTTTCATCTTTAAGAGATTCATCTCTAAGATCACTAAGCCTGAGAGCTGGTTTCCTCAAACTGAATTCACCTGGGAAGTTCTTACAGAACAAAACGCAGAAAGTATCTATGAAATATTCCAAACGGCTTTGCTCATTGCATGCGACATCGAAACTGATCGCGATTCTCCTCTTCGTACTATTAATTGCAGCGGATATTGTGCTCTTTTGCTTGATGGTTCCACACATTCCGTTGTTATTCCTATCACCGCTATGTGGGGTGTGGAATGGATGCGAAGATTCAACCAATTAAAAGCACCAAAGGTATTTCAAAATGGAATGTATGATAATCTGTATTACCTTCGATACGGCTGCCCTGCCAGTAATTGGTTCTATGACACGCAACATCTCTTTCATTCCTGGTATTCCGAGCTACCTAAAAGACTTGATTTCATCACGGCTTTCTCAGTTAGAAGAGTTCGTTTCTGGAAAGACGATGGAAAGTCCGGGGGTCTACACTCTCATTACGAATACAATGCTAGAGATTGCTGGGCTACTATTAACTCATGCCTGTCTTTGCTCAGTGAGATGCCAGATTGGGCAACAAGAAATTACCTTCAAGAGTTCCCTCTTGTTTTCCCCTGCTTGCATGTAGAAGCAGATGGCCTCTCTCTTTCCAAGGAAGCATTCGACAAGAGTAAGAAGCAAGTAGAGGATACTTTACTTCCAAAAGAACAAAGACTAGCTAAGTGGTTTGGCTCTAAGTTCAATCCAGGTTCCCCGCTTCAAGTCAAGAATCTTTTAAAGGTCTTGGGTTGTGCTGATAAACATGGAAACGTGAAGAGTGCAGATGACAAGGCTCTCACTGCTGCAGCTTCAACCCATCCACTCAATGAGCTAATCATCTCGGAGATTCAAAGTGTACGAAAGAAAAGGAAACTACTTAGTACTTACTTGGACTGGAGCAAGTTCTGGGATGACCGCTTATACTATAAGCTCAACCCAGCCGGTACAGATACTGGAAGATTGGCTTCGACGGAATCTAGCTTTTGGTGTGGTCTTCAAATACAGAACATGCCTAGAGGGAAAGAAATTAAATCCTTTATTCGAGCTGACACTGGTTGGTTGCTTGGAGAGAATGATTTTGCACAGTCTGAGGCAAGATGTGTTGGATATATGTCTGGCTGTAAGTCTCTCATCGAACTCGTTGAAGGACCGCATGATTATCATGCCTGGAATGCACAAGCCTTCTTTGGAGTTCCCTATGAGACAATATATGATGAGCTGACTAAGAAGACACTCAATAAGGATCTTCGGGACTTAAGCAAGAGAACTAATCACGGTGCTAATTACAACATGGGAGCGGCCGTGATGCTGGAAACTATGGGGCCGAAGAAAGTTGCAGAAGCTAAGCGGGTCTTGAATCTTCCAGCAAGCATGAGCCTAGTTGATGTGTGTGCTTACTTGCTCGCGGCTTACGAGAGAACTTACCCTGAAGTTAAAAAGGATTGGTATGAATCACTCAAGAGAGAAGCTAGTATTACGAAGAAATTGGTATCTCCGCTGGGCTGGACTCGTTATTTCTTTTCGGATCCAAGAACGTCTAAACCCGCACTCAATGCTGCAGTGGCCCACGGTCCCCAGAATCTTTCCGTTGGCATCATCAACAAGGTATTCTACTCTATTTGGCATAAATCTGTATATGGTGACCTACGTGGATTTCTACGACTTAAGGCGCAAATACACGACTCAATTCTCTATTGCTATAAAGGAGAAGATATTCCTGAAAGAGTACGGGACCTTATGATCTATCCAGTGCAAGTAAAGGATGTTAAGGGAGTAGTTAGGACTATGACTATTCCTCCTGATATTAGTGCAGGGCAAACTTTTTGGAGTGACTTAAAATGATATATACTGACTGTATTAATAGTCCGTATGTTAAAGATAAAGATGGTTATGGAATTGTAGCAGTAGTATTAAATGGTAAAAGAACTACAACAAGAGCGCACAGAGTGGCCTATGTTCAAGCTAATAATTTATCTTTATTAGACATAGAGAATAAACTTATTAGACACAGATGTAATAACACCTTTTGTGTTAATCCTACGCATCTGTTGTTAGGTACCCATGAAGATAACATGAGGGATAAAATTGAGTTTGGTAACAACTTGCTAGGGGAAAAACACTCCTTAGCAAAACTCACAGAATTAGCTGTAAAAGAAATACGGTCAGGTGAACAAGAGCTATCTTATTATGCAGCTAAGTATAATGTGTCTGTAGCTGCAGTAAGTCTAGCTAAAAATAGACGTACATGGAAACACTTGAAATAACTAGGAGACAATCTTGTCCCCAATTAAAAGAGAAACCAATCTCTTTGATCAGTACTTTGATTATGTGAAAGATACTGAGCCACCTATCATCTTTCATAGATGGAGTCTAATCTCTTGCCTATCAGCAATGCTTGGCAGGCAGACTTGGATTCCATTTGGAAGCTTCCGTATCTTTCCTAATCAGTACTTGATGTTGATAGGTGATCCAGGCACAAGAAAGTCTACAGCAATTAAGCTTGCTAGAAAAGTAATTGCTAAAGCAGGCTACACTAAGTTCTCTGCTGAGAAGACTACTAAAGAAAAATTTCTCCTGGACTTAGAGGGGATGGAAGAAACAGATGATGCAACAGTAAGTGCTAGTGCTGTGATGGAGAACCTCTTTGGAAGTAGCTTAGGTGAGACTGAGCCTAAAGAGGTATTCATCGTAGCAGACGAGTTTAATGATTTTATGCGGTGCGGTGACTTAGAGTTCCATTCCATGTTGGGCGCCTTATGGGATTATGATGATGAAACAACTCAGTACAAGCAGAGACTCAAGAATTCAAAGAGCATTGCGATTTATCAGCCTACCATTAATCTACTGGGCGGCAATACTCATACTGGCTTTGCCGAGATGTTTCCGCCTCAAGCTATTGGCCAAGGATTTCTGTCAAGAATGCTGCTTATATTTTCTGAGCCATCAGGCAGAAAGATTGCTTTCCCAGAGGCGCCGTCACCTGAAAAAGAACTTGCCCTCATCAAGAGTATCCAAGACATAAAGGAAAGTCTCAATGGTCCTATGTCTCTTAGTAAGCGAGCGAAGGAAATTCTAAGTACTCTGTACAACAGCTATGAAGGATTTACTGATGTGCGGTTTACTTCTTACTTTACTCGGAGATATACACACTTACTTAAGATGTGCATCATATGTGCAGCAGTAAGGAAGAGGATGGAAATAGGAGAACAAGAAGTTATCCTTGCTAATACAATCCTATCCTATACAGAACACTTCATGACTAAGGCTCTTGGGGAGTTTGGTAAGGCAAAGAATGCTGACGTAGCTAGTAAGATTCTTCAGATGCTACAGAAGACATTTGAACCTACAGACATCCCTGAGATTTGGAAGCAAGTTAATAGTGATCTGAATGACACAGCTGAATTGAATAAGTTACTTGCTGGATTGCAGACTGCAGGAAAGATCCAGTGGGTAAAGAAGACTGCTAGTGGGGTGCAAGGTTACCTCATTGTGCGGAAGATGCTAGGTAATCAGCAGTTGTATACTGACTTTACCTGGCTTAAAGAGTATGAAGTAGTTAAGATTTAGTAGTAGTAGTTAACAGTAACTAAAGGAACTTAAATGACTAACAGGAAAACTTGGTTCGATGATTATAACCAGTTTGCAGATGCATGTTCAATTCCACAAGGGAGCCTAATTGATCCACCGAATTTTGCCGCAATTGAGCTGGCCAAGAAGCTTGTCATTGAAGAGTGGGAAGTTGAAACCAAGGAAGCGCTTACCAGATATTGCCAGAATCCATCGCTGGAGAATATGGTGGAGGTCGCGGACGGAATTGGAGATAGCATATACGTGCTTTGCCAACTTGCTCGGGCTCTTGGCGTTCCCCTTAATGCTGTATGGGATCGGATTCAAGGTGCTAACATGGCTAAGTGCGTAGTAGCAGAAGATGGCACCTTTACTGTAAAGCGAAGGG